TGGCACCTCCTCCCCCGCCCGTTCTCCAGAGGCAAAAGTGACCCTGCCAGCCGAGTCAACGAGTGCCCTGAACGGTTCTTCCTCGCCAGGGATAATCATGGTTTCAGGAGTTCTCTCTCCTTCCTTGAGTTTGTCTTTAGCTTTCTGGCGCTCCTCCTCACGCATAGCCCGTTCCTCGGCCCTCTGCCGCCACGCTGCATCTGCCTCACGCTGTGCTGCCTCTGCCGCCAATCTAGCGTCATACTGCTCATCGCTCTTTATATCGCGGCCAATGTCATAACGCCGTGCCTCGGCTGCGGCATCTGCCTCCGCTTGTGCCTTAGCCTTGCGGAGTGCCTCGACCTCTGCCTCCCGCTTGTTGGTAGAACGATCCATCAGGCCACCACCGATACGCTGGGCAGCACCGCCGATGATTTCACCGATATTTGGGCCGTGATAGACCTTGTACGGGCCGACAGTCCTTCCATCCATGCCCATATCGGTGCCACGCAACCCCTGTGCCAGTTTGCGGGCACGTTCTATCTCCCTCTCGCGGCCTGTCACATCGATGGCGAGATCTGGATTCTCAAACGCACTCATGGCTCGCTCAGGCGGCATTTGAGGTGCCTGGGGCGATCCTGGTATGTTCAGTGGCTTCTTGGAAAGTGCAGCATCCACCTGAGACTGCATGGTGACTGGAGCCGCAAACGGGTTATTCATCCCGCTGCGGATCATCATCGCCATCTTTTCTTCTTCAGTGGGCAAGCCCCATGCGTTAGGCATGATCTATCTCCTTATCAACCAGTCGGCCTACCAAGATACGAGCCAAGTATATTGGAACCTGCACCAATCAGGGCATTCCACGGATTCGCAGCATTCGCATCACTGGCACCCTGTGCCGCAGCACCCACGAAGTCAGGGGTCTGTGCCACGCCACCCTGCGAGAAGTCAGGCATCGAGGGCATACCCACCTGCTGACCTGAGAGCAGTGCGTTGATCTCGTTCAGGCTGAATCCACGCTTCTGCATGGCCTCAGTCAACTGCTGCTGACGGATCTGGTTGGCGTACTGGGAACCCTGTAGTGACTGCTGCCAGTTCTGGGCGTTCGCACCCAGTGCCTGATTAAAGCGGTTCTGGTTCAGCCCAAGCTGCTGGCCGAACATCTGACCAGACTCAGCAAGGCCCGCCTGATTCGCAGACCACAAAGCCTGATTCTGCTGGTCACTGTGTTTCTGGTTCAGTGCTTGCATCTGGGACTTGTACTGGGCATCCGCAGGGTTCAAGCCCTGATTCAGCAGTTTCTGCTCAAGCTGCGCCCTCTCCGAATCCTGCGAGGGCTGCAAGCGGGACATGGCCTGACTGTAGACCGCCTGTTCTGCCCGCTGGCGCGTCTGGTAGGGATCGTCAATGCCGCCCTCTGGGAGCGTGTACTGGGCCGTAGGCACCTGCCCCATCGGACTCAGGCCAGACCAGTCCATCTGCTGCCCAAACTCCTGACCCATGCGGCCAGTGAGCATCCCAGCAATGTCCGTCCGACCACCCTGAATGGCGATCTGCTTGTTCAGGATGTCCTGGAGTTCAGGGGTCAGGCCACTGGTCTGAGTCCACCGTTCCGTGCCATCAGGCATCGTTTCAGTAGTCCAGTTGGTATATCCCCACGGGGTATATTGTGTCGGGCGGTTGGCGTATAGCTGGTCGCGCACCATCTGCTGACCATATTCGCCCTCTGCCGCTGCAATCTCGCCGTAATCGGGCTGTGATTTACCACCCATGATTAACCTCCATACCCTTGAAGCATCTGCATTAGCTGACCATATATCTGTGAGTTCTGGAAGCTAGGCTGCTGCGGTTGCCATCTGCCAGTCTGGGTTGTACCCATGCCACCACCCATAAAGCCACCAGAATACACATTAGCACCACCAAACTGATCTGACAGTGCTTGGGCATTTGGATCGGGCGCACCCGTCATGTCTGTTCCAGTGGAGGGAACCGTCTGCTCTTTCGGCGGCTGGAAAGCCCGCATAAAAGCGGCCCGCTTTTCCTGTTGTTTGTCCCACCCATTGTTCGCAGGAGGTTGCTGACCACCCATAGCACCTGAATAAACGTCAGCAGTTTCACCCTCAACAGGGGGTCGCCATGTGCCAGTCTGAAACGTATCCATGCCCCTGTTCCAGCGGCTATTGCTCCACTGAGGAGTCCTGCCGTAGCCAGAATAATTGCCTGTATTGTACTCCTGCTGATAGGGGAGGTTGCGATTAAACTGATTGCCGCCCACTAGCCCGAGATTGTGGCCTTGCTGCCACTGGGTAAAGCCACTCGGACGGTATCCACCAATGGGGTTCTGCTGGAATGGCTGGCCCTGCGTCTGATACGGCGGGATCGGCTGACCTTCCATCTGTGATTTACCACCCATGACTATTTCCTCAACTTATCGGTAGTGCGTATCCAGGAGCAGCACTTGGCCCGCCGCCCGCTGGGGTTGTGTATTGACTGTTCGTGAACAGGACATCGAACAGGTTCATATTCGGGGTCTGCCAATTAGGATGCAGCGGTCCTCCCTGATTGGAAATAAATGCCTCCTTCAGGGCATCAGGGTTGTCGAACGACTGCCAGTATTTGCTGGTCTGGAACGCATCATCGTTCTTATAGCCTTCCACCAGCTTGTCGTAGTCGGCTTTCGACAGCAGGTTCTGTGCCGCCGCGAGAATCTGGGCATTCGTCTTGCCACTGACATCGCCCAGCGCAGAGTTCCAACTCCACGCCGTAGGATTGCCTTGTGCATCGCTTCCAGCGGCCTGAACAGGGGTGATACCCATGCTGGCCCACATATCGTCAAAATTGATGTTCTCAGGGGGATTCTCAGCAGCCTCCTGTGCCCTCAACTGTGCCGCCCGCTGACGGGTACGGTAATCCTGTTCATCCCGCAGCAGATTGTTGAACTGCTGCTGGTAAAACTCCTGATTGCCGCCCATAACGTCAGGCATACCCCACGGAGAGTCCTGTCCAGGCTGGTAACGCTCAAATACCCCGTAGTCAGCGTCATATCCACCCCATCCACTGTCTCCTGGAGCCTTGGGCTTGAAGTAATCCCAGTTCCATGAGGGGCGAGATCCGCTGGCAGAGGGAGTCCACGGGTCAAAGCTGCCATCACCCTCGGGCTGGGGCACGTTTGACGGGGGTTGTTCTGGGAATCCAGCACCGTTGTCCTCCCAGTCCTCCATATCCTCCTCATACTCGGGATACCACGGCTGATCTTCCATGTTGCCCGTGTTACCAGAGTCAGCAGGATCGCCGTAATACTGCCCGCCATCAGGGGCCATGCCGCCAACGCTCGGAGGTTCGTGAGAGGGCGGGGGAACGTAGCCATACGTCCACTGGCTGCTGTCGGGCGTGTGATTTATCGCACCCGTACTGTCCCAGCCCTCAACGTCTGTCCTGACCAGCACAGTCTGCCCGTCAACATTGCCCCAGATGACATTCCCGCCGCCTGGACGCCAGTGGCGGGGGTCATAATCGGCGGTATTGTGAGTCTCATACTCCCCAGTGACGGGGTTGAAGATCCTCAGAGTCTCGCCCGTAGATGATGAAGGGGGAGGAGGTGGTGGAGGAGCATTCGGATTAGGGCCAAATGCAGCCTCTATTTCAGCAGCCTTCTCTGGAGTCGTATAGCCGAATATCGTCCCATCAGGGTTGTAGATAGGGGCTGTCTGATCTTCTGGATTGTCCTTAGCCATTATGCCGCTGCCTCATTCTCGTACAAATGCTCCTCGTTGAGCCAACGAGCGCACTGCTTTCTATCCATGCCCAATACAATGTAATCCACGCCTTCAGCGTACCCATGAGGAATACGGGCCACCTCAACCATACCGATGTGAAGATCGAGTTTGAGTGCCTTCTCGTTGTTCCCTGGAAGCAGTCCGAAGAACCGCTTTCGGTTACAGGCGATGAAGATATGGCGGGCGATTTCGTGAAAAAAGCCACGCCTGATAACCATAGGATTATCAATAGCGAAATGAGTGCTGCAAGCATCGTTTGTCCAGCTATCCATAACGCATATAGCCTGTATTTCACCGCTGTCAGCATCATACGCCACAATCCCCTGCGAGTCCTTCATCCACATGGGTCTGGCCCTCTGCCATACCCAGTCCCATTCGGCCTCAGTGGTCAATGGCTTGAAGGTTATCCTCATAGCAGTCCACCCTCCTGGAACATGACATCCCAGCCAACCACGTTGATACGGGTAGTGGCACTCCCAGCCATTCCAATCGCCAATGTGCGGCCTATCCCCAGCGTACCGAAGGGGAAGCTGCGCCCATCAAGCTCAAAGTCCCAGAAACTCTGATCCCAGATGGCACTGTCCCACACGTTTGTTCCCTGAGTCGGAATCGTCACGGGAGGCTCTATCTGGGTAGCAATCTTGTAGTCAAACACCGCATTCACGTTGATCGAAGCAGTCCCAGCAAGTACGCCAATCGTCCGAATGAAGCCAGGAATCTTGTAGGATGCGTGTTGCCCACCTGGAGGAGTGAAGCTCGTCAGCAAATTGAATTTGACCGCATCACCGATCTTGGGCGCTATCGAAACCCCAATATCGTAGATCGTCCCCTCAAAGGAAGTGTCACCCAAAATGCGTATAAGCTGCCCAGCACCACTGAAATTGGTCAAAATGTAACGATAATTCCCATCTCCAGTAGCACGGGCGGTATCATTTCCAGCAAATTCGATCCAGTGACTGCCACTTTGGGAGTCCTTGACCTTGTATTCCAGTATGTACTGGATGCCAGTTACAGCGAAATCCGTAGCCGTGAAGTCAACGGAAGTGTCAGCGAGTTGGGTGCCATCACAGGCATATTCGCCCGCAACAGGTATCGTCCACTCAGGAGGAAGCGGGGCCGCGAGCGTCCCGTCCCAGATATTCTCCTTGGGCAACTGGGTGCCATCCAGCACACCGTCATAGACGTAGACAATCCCATTGGTTGAACCGAAGAAGAACTCACCGTTCCACGAATACCCGCACAACATGGGTACATCGCGCATGAATCCCCATGCCTTTGTGGACAGGTTCTGGGAATACTGGATGTACTGGGTGTTTGAGGGCTTCGGGGTGATGATATACATCGAACCGTCACCTGGATTCACCCTGAGCGACCAGCGATAGCTATTAACCCCTGACTGGACATCGGCCCGCAGGAATCGGGCGACCTTGGCACTCGGGGACGTAACCAACAGGTCAGCCGCACTGCCCTGTAGCAGATCCCTGAAGCTGGTCAGGCCGAAGGTGGACAGGGCGTACATATCCCCGCCGTGCTGGGAGACAATTCTCCTGCTCCTGGGCACTTCACCAAGGAACCACGTTCCCGTAAGCTGCCAGTCCTCGGCAATGGGATCGGATCCCCGATAGATCATCATGTCGCCGCCACGGGAAATGGCCGTGAGGTAGTCATCCACCCCATCACCACCGTCCAGCGTCCATGTCCACAGACCCATCAGGTTGCCACCATGAATCATCTTGGCACCGAAGGTGAACAGGGTCAGCTTGCCAGAGATAGAGGCTACATCGAGGTAGTAGGCATCCGTTGAGTCCTCCAGAACCACCCAGATCCGCAGCTTGTGAACCATCACAAAAGCGACATTCTCTACGGGGAAGGGGATCTCGGTTTCTGGGTCGTTTGGATCGTCATAGACCCACCCCTGCGGGCGTTCCCACAGTTGGGTTTCGTTCTCATAGACCCAGATGCCGTTCAGTTCATCGGCGTAGTAGAGGTAGTGGTCGCCGCTGATACTGGTGAACTCACAGTGAACACCGTTTCCAGCCGCCTCACCCTGCTGGATAAAATCCACCACCTTGTCGGGTGATGTGGTGTTGAACAGCGACACATCGTAGATGCCGTACTCGGATACAGCGAACAGGCGGTCATCCGCAGGATCGGAGGAGGGCGACTCGTAGGGGATGATAGAGCGAACATCCCCCTCCACGCCCGTTGCCCACTCACGATACCCCTTTCTCAGCCGCAAGCCATACTCCACAGGCATGAGGTTGAAGGTGTAGATACAGTCCTCAATGGGCATACCCATCAACGGGGACAGGGCATTCACCCCGCCCACCGATGCAGGTATTGAATGAGGCTGGACAGCGGGCTGTACAGGTGCCCCCAGTCTGCCTCTATTCTTGCGAGTAACTACGCCCATCAGCCGCCATACCCAGTATCAGGAGTGTTGTAGTACGAATTCAGGTAAGGAACTCCCCGACTGCTGTTGCTGGCACTGAGTATCGGCGCTCCAGCATCCTTGCCAGTACGGGAATTGAACATATTTTCAAATTCAAGTGCAGCAGCATCCGATGGGAATGCCTTTGCCTGGAGAAACTTCAGCTTCAGGAACTTCACGATCAGCACTGGATCGTACAGGATGATGTCACTGGAGGCGGTTGGGAAGTCCTTGTAAATGTCCTGCGGCCCCTGCTCCTTCACCCAGTTGCGGTTGATGTACTCAAACGACACCTCCAGCCCGACAGGAGGAGGCTGCGGAAACAGGAGGAACTGCCCCTCTGCCAGTCGGAATGAGGCATAGATCGACTGGCTGACAAGATCCCTGCCCTTCAGATATGACCAGTCCTGAGCAGACAGCGGGCCACCGATGGCAACCCTGTTCGTCCTGTCCCACCCAGTCTGGTCAATCATGTAGGCAAAGTCATCAGGAAGATCGTATACGCCCGTATCCCCGATCTGCGTAATAACCTCAAACGGCTTTACGAGGATCTGCCACGGGTGAAGCTCAACCAGTTCCTGCCCAGCCGAACCCAACAGCCCAGCAAGCTGGATAAATGATTCATCCCCAGAACCCACGGGATCGGGGCTGGGGATGAGTCCTACCTCAAGAGCAGCACGGTTGATTACATCCAGTGCCGTGGCATATCGGGCCATACGTTACTCCAGTTCTTGTTCGACCTTCTTGGGCCGACCACGCTTCTTGGGTGCTTCCTCAGAAAGCTCCATAGAACCCTGCTCGGCAGCACTGGCCTGGATCAAGGCATCATACTTGGCCTGAAGGTCAGCCAATGCCTCGGCAGTAGCACTCTTGTCAGCCGCCTCCAGATACTTCTTGGCCTTGGTCTTGAGAAGCTGAATGCCCATGATGTTCTGGGAGTTGGAGTCGGACATTCCCGCCAACTGCTCCACAGTACGCACATTCAGGTAACGCAACTCCTCAACCTGAGCGCGAGTACATCCAGGCCACTCAGACAGCAGCGTACCCTCAATGACATCTTCCTCATCGCCAGTACGGGCTTGGAACTTACGCCAATGCTCCGCAAAACGATCCTTGTCCATCTTGGTGGCAGGACGAATCACGATGGAATCCTTGTTTCCAGGCTGCATGATCGAGATATACGGGGTATCCACGAAGATCTCGCGGCCCTCCGCTGCACTGCGCTGGGGATCACGTTTCGGATGGATGAAGAACCGCACAAGGAGATATTCATCCCCTTGGAATCGGCCTTGCTGTCCTGCCATTGCCATTGCGGTCAAACCGCTGTCTGCTTCTGCTAACATGAGATTTCCTCTCTGTAGTTATCCCCTGTCGGGGGTTGTTTCCTACCAGTTTCGGCAGGACAATTCTGAAATTACATTTACGTTCGTGGCGCGTCCAATGATTCCTATGCCATTTCCAAGACCAGTCAGTGCAGAGAAGTCTCTGGTCGCCTCAAACACTGGGTTGTCCCACTCACCGTAGCCATACGTCACCTCGGTGCCGTTCACAATGGCAAAGAACGGCTGCGGGTACTCGTTGCCAGCTCCTGGCTTCCCTACATTGGTAAGCAACTCGGTATTGCTTATCGCACCAGTCTGAAACTCCTGGAAGCACAGGCCCACACTCCGCAGCCCCACCGTCACCTTGTTGTTACCATCCGCAGACGTAAGCACCGTTATTCCGCTAGTGAGTGAGGTTCCATCCCCAAAATCAGTAGCCCGCCACCGAATCAGCTTGGGAGTGGCTGAAGTGACATTGGTGAGGCGGCTCCAGTAGTTAGGTGCACCAGTACCTGTGCCCGTACCCGCTGGCGTACAGCCTCCGCTGCCTGTCAGTTGTAACACGCCGCCGAGAGAAGTCCACGGGCCACCGATGCTGGGTGTGTGGTTCACAAGATCTGTGCCAGCAATGCCCACAAAGTTGTCCTGAAAGATGGGCTGTGGAAGGGTACGCTGGTAAGGCCACAATGTTTCTCCCTCAGTTACCTGCGGGCGAGACAGTGTGATGTTCTGGGTTGAGTTAGCGGATGTTCCTGCACCAACCCGCAGCGACACAGTTCCAGCACCAGTCACTTCATATAAAGAGTCAAAGCGCCCAGACTCCCCTCCAGACACATTTTGAACGCGCCTGATCTGGTTGACTGGGCCATTGACAAGAATAATCCGCTGGGCATCGCTTGTTATACATTCTTCCAGGAAGATGCTGGCGTTCAGTATGGTGCCAACAGGGAAGCTGCCAAGGTCAAAACTGACATACCCACGATTCGCGTTGGTGATGAACTGAATCTGGGTATAGTCATCAACATCAGTGGCAACAGCCTCGTCTGGAGGCCAGAATCCACCAGCCCACCCTTCTGGGAAAACAAAGTCAGCACCACTGACACTACCGCTGGCTCCAAGCCAGGAGGAATTGGCTAGGGCGTTAAGGGGAACAGTTCCAAAAGATATGGAACCCCCTGGACTGTATGGAACGCCTGACGAGTAATGGTCAACCACGGATGCCCGTACAAGGCTCGGGTCGTTATTGAACGGAGCCGCGCCAGAACCCCAATAGTTTACGCTCCCCTGTACGGATACCAAGCGGCCATTGGCCGTGAACGGCAGACCTTGATGAAAGTGGTCTATAACACCCCCATCGGCTATCGCAATGCCGCCATCGGGATCAAACGGCAAGCCGTTGTGGAAGTGGTGAGGGGCTGCGGCACCATCGGTGAACCGAATAACCCCACCAATAGCCCGACCTTGTAACAGCGCACTCATGTCTGTACCGCTATGTATCTGTCAACGGTCAATCGCGCTGAAGGACTTGGGTTCCAGCCCGCTACCGATGGGTTTCCTGCCCGCAGACCACCAGAATTGGTGGCATCCGTGTCGCGCACAATCTGGAATGCAATCACATCGTTGAGTGCCAGCGTGGCTACACCCTCAAGCTCTACAGGGATCTCAACACGGGGGCTATCGACAATCAGGTGGCTTGAGTTGCCCACCTGAACGCCGTTCACAAGGCTGCGAATGTAGATCTGCGACTCACCGCCAGCACCTTCACGGCCCACAACGAATCGCGCCCGCCACACAAACTCATCTTCTGAGAGGACAGTGATGTTCCCGAGTGCGTCCAGATCGAAGAACGCATTGGACTGAGCAGCCCCAAAAGTGACCTGCAATGGCACACCAAGAGCCGATGGTTCCTGATCCGTAAAGTCGTTAGCGTCAAGAACACGCTCCACGACCACATTGACTGGGCCACCAGCAGTAGAAGGCTCGACATCCCGCAATGGGAAGCCAAGCCCCTGTGTCATTACACCAAGCGACTGGTTGACAGGATCAGTGCCACCTAAAATTTTGAAGTCGGCCATACAACCTCCTTACGGGGTCTGCAAACTCCAACCAGCCGCCAGATCGGTAAGGACTGCGTTGGGGGCAGGGAAGCTCAGAGAGCCGCTACCGTCCATCGCCTCATTGTCCTGTACACGGATGGTGGAGTCAGGCAACGTGCCCTCATCACCACCAGATCCAGGCCAATCTGCAACATCGGTGTATCCAGGACCGCCGATGTACTGACCAATCTGGCCGTTACGGGCGTTTCCGAACTGATCCAGCAGAGTCCAGTTAGGAAGGGATTCTTCCAGACCAGCTTGCGGGCCTATACCGACACCATTGTTACCAGCACCGAGCATACCGCTGTTCCAGTCTGCATCAGGAACCTCGGCAGTACGGGCGGTAACGGCTGCGTCATCTACAAATACTACTACGGGTTTTGGCATGATCTATCTCCAAAAAAAGGGGGAGGAAACCCTCCCCCAAACTAACGGGCGAAGCGGAACCGTTAGACGGTTGGCATCAGTTAGCGTCATACCGACCTTGGAACTGGGCACCTGAACAGGTCAGGTTGCCAGCCCAAGCCAGAATCTGCACTTCTGCGTCCTGGTTGGTCGCATAGCGGCGGTTGGGTGACAGGGGCACCATGTTCCGCGCACTGTGAGGCCGATAATGCAGGTAGTCAGTGTTCAGGAAGAACGCTGTTCCCGCAGGACAGAACCCGCCGATACCGCCATCCAGCACCACGTCAGCATCCATGAACTTCAGGCTCAGGAAGCCCAACTGTCCAACTTCAGGAGAAGTGAAACGCTGCTGTGCTTGCAGGGATGCCGTATAAGCCGCCCATACACTGTTGTCACACATGATGAGATCAGGACGATCCATCCCGCGCTGGAGCGATGCCCACAGTTCGTTCCACTCGCCCTGAATCGCAGTCGGATCAAGGGCAGCAACGTCCTGAATCTGGGAGCGCCAGAACGTCCAGGTGGCACGGTCAATGCCGCCATACGTTCCAGTAGTCGGATCCAGAGGAATCGCCGCATCCAGACCGTCAATCTCCTTACCACCAGCACCAGTACCGTCAGAGTACAGGCCACCAGAGATCAGGTTCGCCAGAGTGGATTCAGCAACCGACAGGCGGGAGTCCATGAGGTCAATCATGCGCTCCTTGCCAGCGTTCTGGAGCATTTCCAGACCAGAGATAATCACAGGGACAGCAGCCTGTTTGATGTTGAATTCAGCCGCACTGATTACGTCTGAAACACCGACAGGCAGGATGTCATACCCTGAGTACCAACCAGCGTTGGTGTTCTCAGCGAAAGACAGTTCCTGGAGAATCTTGTAGCCGCCAGA